AAAGAAATGCTTTAGTAGATGGTCGAGTAGGTGGATCTCCAATTAACGGTGCTATAGTCTTTAACTCAGATGCGGGTAGGTTAGAAATTCGTGATGGTGATAATTGGTATGGTATTGGTACAGTAGCATAGTCGAGATTTAAAAACTTATACATACTCTGTATGGTTTGTACGAAAAACTCTAACAATTTTTAAAGGGAACCTCTTGACAAAGGGGTTTTTTTGTCTTAAAATATAAGAGTATAATTCACACGGTCAATTAAGTCCGAGGATTCAATGACAAAATTCAGATCATTTTTTGAGGAAGCACTAAGACTTCCATATAAATCCAACTCTCAAGATAATCCTTTACATGAACTACAGGTACAGGCTCTTTTGATTAAGTATGGATTTGAGTACGAGTACCAACCAAATGGATTACAACAGAGTCCAGATTTTAGAGTAACACTTGATGATGGTAGAACTGTAGATATTGAGTGTAAATCATCTAAACAAACATTCCCAACTTATAATGGTGGTTTGCCGAAGAAAGGAGTAGTTTACATTTTCAGTAGTAAGAAGTATGATGAAACTACAATCTTTTTTGCCGAAGATGTTGTGCTTGATGATACGAGACAATGGTTAGAAGAAACTATTGATGCTCTTCAAGATACACTAGATCAAAGACGTAAAGTAAACCAGAAGACCCCAGAGGACTTGATTTCTACATTCGTAATATGTTTGTACAAAACGGTACTGGTAAAAAAGATTATTTTAAACATGAACAAAGAGAAATTTGTGAACAAAGAGTACTCAATTATAACTGGTGATTGTCAAAATGTTCTTCTTCATTATGAAGATAACTTTTTTCATTCTTGTATAACTGACCCACCCTATGGTATGGGTATGGATGATTGGGATCATTCTGTACCAACTGTTGAGATATGGAAAGAAGTCTATCGTACACTGAGACCTGGTGCCTTTTGTCTATCATTTTGTAGTCCAGAACTATATCATCGGATGGCAGTAAATGTTGAAGATGCTGGTTTTGTGATTAAAGATCAAATCATGTGGATGACAACAACAAAGATGCCGAAACATAATCGATTGAAACCCGCACATGAACCCATAGTTGTAGCACAAAAACCCTACGAGAAATCATTAAAGAATAACTACGAGAAATGGGGGTGTGGTTTAATTGATACTGATAATACTCGAATCCCTTGGGAAAAGGAACCACCAAAAGGATGGGTCAAGAGTGGTGCGAAACGTAGAACATTTGGTCGAGAAGGAAAGACTACAGGCACTCAGGAAGAATTTGGAACTGTTGATGCCAATCCAAATGGTAGATACCCAAGTAATATAATTGGGGAAGTGAACAGTAGTGAGCAGAAATATTTTTATGCTCCAAGAGCAACAAGAAAAGAAAAGGGATTAAACAATAATCATCCAACTGTCAAACCAGTTAGTTTGATGTCATATTTAATTCGTATCTATTCTCCTATGGGTGGACAGGTATTGGATCCATTTTGTGGATCAGGAACTACTGGTGTCGCATCAATACAGGAGGATCGAAATTTTGTTGGTATTGATCTCAGTTTAGATTATACAAGAATCGCACAAGAGAGGTGTTCAGTTGAGAAACTGTCACATGAGGAGTCCAATCCTCTTGAATTATTACTATAATATGTACATATAGAGTTAATTTCATGCAACTAAGACCACATCAAGAACAAGCAGTTAAAGCAATGCTTCGCAACACTAAAGGTCAAATCATTGTTCCTACTGGTGGCGGTAAGACTATGTGTATGATTGATGATGCTATTAATGAGTTCAACAGGACAAGTATGCCTAAAACTATTGTGGTTGTTGCTCCTCGTATTCTATTGGCAAATCAATTATCAGCAGAGTTCTTAGAGCATATTACTGATGTCGATGTCATTCATGTTCATAGTGGAGAGACACGTCACAAGAGTACAACTAAGACAGACCAACTTGAGTATTGGTATCATAACAGCACAGAGAACTTACTTATATTCACTACATATCATTCATTACATAGAATACAGGAAGCAGATATTGATGTTGATACAATCTATTTTGATGAGTCACACAATGCAGTTCAGAAGAACTTTATCGAAGCAGTTGAGTATTACTCAATATATGCACAGAGAAAGTATTTCTTTACAGCAACACCAAAACATTCTAGAACACCTAAGAAAGTTGGTATGAATGATAGTGACATCTTTGGTCAGGTCATTTGCAATGTACCTGCACCTAAGTTAGTTGATGAAGGTCACATTTTACCACCTAAAGTTGTGGTCAAAAAGATTGATGTTACTGACGATAGTCGATTTGGTTATGAAAAAGACTGCGATCATATCATAGAAACGATTGATGATGTTGATGTCAACAAAGTTTTGATATGTGCAAGATCAACAAAGCAAATCGTAAGTCTAATTGCACTTTCAAAGTTTGTTAGTGAGTTAGCGTGGAGAGGTTACTCTTATATGTACATCACTTCAAAAACTGGTGGTGTGATTGATGGTCAGAAAGTGACAAGAGAAGAGTTCTTTGATGTTCTCAATGCGTGGGGTAAGACAGACAAGAGATTTGTAGTCTTACATCACAGTATCCTATCAGAAGGTATCAATGTCAATGGTCTTGAAGCAGTATTGTTTTTGAGATCAATGGATTACATTGGTATCAGCCAGTCGATTGGTCGAGTCATTCGTAAGGGAGACATCACTAAGCAATTTGGTTTAGTATGTATTCCAGTATATGACAAGGTTGGTATTAGTACATCTAAGAAAGTACAGGCAGTTGTTGATACTGTATTCAAAGATGGTCAGCCTGCTATCAGCATAGTTCGTAGTTAACTATGCTATAATATAAACATTATGAGTTAAAACTATGCACGATTCTACACTTGATTTATTCGCAAAAGTTGGTATTGATGCCAACGATATTGAAGCTCTAGCTGCATATTATGAAGTCACTTGTGATTATTATATGGAAGAGTTTTTAGGATTAGAGGACTTGATAGGTTGAAGGATACAATACTATTCGGAGATTGCAGAAAAACAATTTCAACAATAACTGAACCAGTAAAAATGTGTGTCACTTCTCCACCATACTATGGACTTCGTGACTATGGTGGAGAGGAGAATCAGATCGGTATGGAAGAATCCCCAGAAAAATATGTTGACCAATTAGTCGAAGTGTTTAGAAATGTAAGGGAAGTCTTAACTGATGATGGAACACTATGGTTAAATATAGGAGATAGTTATTATAACTATCGTAGTGATGGAAACTATCCTAAACAGACAGTAAGTAAAACTCGTCAAGATTTACCTACTAAAACACCTGTTCGTGGCAATAAACTAGAAGGGTATAAAAGTAAGGATTTAATTGGAATCCCTTGGCTTCTGGCATTTGCATTAAGAAAAGATGGGTGGTATTTAAGGCAAGATATAATATGGAATAAACCAAATCCTATGCCAGAAAGTGTAAAGGATAGATGCACAAAATCACACGAGTACATTTTTCTATTAAGTAAAAGCAAGAACTACTATTATGATAATGAATCAATCAAAGAACCAACCAAAGAAAACGGAGCAGGATCGTATTCTGGAATTACAAAAGGAAATACAACAAAGAATAAAAGGTCTGTCTGGACAGTAAATAAGAAACCATATAAGGGAGCCCATTTTGCGACATTTCCACCTGAGTTAATCGAACCTTGTATCAAGGCTGGTAGTCGGAAGGGAGATATAATTCTTGATCCTTTTATTGGATCAGGAACTACGGCTATGGTTGCAAAATCATTAGGTCGGCATTATATTGGTTGTGAGTTACACGAGTCTTATAATGATTTAATTCAGAATCGAGTATCACAATACACTATAAACTTGGAAGATTTCGTGTGAGTGTGCCAGTTTGTTAGGTTACACACACATACTTGCATTATTCGTGCGTGTGGTTTATATTAATAGTGGGGAAACAAACCCGATCAACATAAGACTTTCAAGGTAGTGGATACCCAGAGGAAAACGCTTTTAAGTTGAACTTAAGCAGTTGGTCGTGTTTTGTTTCCTCTCGTCCTTTATAATAACAATTATGGAATTTGAGTTTGAGTACGATTTTCAATACAAAAGTGAAGATGAGTACCTTGATTCGTTAATGGAGCATCATCAAGAAGATTGGATTGGTGTAAGAGAATCACTTGACCCAGAGACGGAGAAGTTACTTAAAAAGTTTTAATTGCTACATATAGTGTGGAATGAGTATATTTGTATCAATAAACTACTAAATTCACTTACGAGGTCATTATGTCTCAAACAATCCCAGAAAGCAAGAAGTTAACAAGATATAGAGTAACTTTAGATGTGATGATTGATGACAATGATTGCCTAAATCCGTATATGTGGAATTGGTATAACCTATTACAATTAGAGGGAAAAGAACAAGTTAATGACATATATGTTGAGGACTTAGGAGATTATGGCAAATGGGAGAGCAATAAGTAACTACTCATGTGACAGTTAACAAGGTGTCTATTTTTTGTGGATTCCTTGTTTTTCTTTATTATAATTAAAACATAAGCAAATCATTTATTATGAAAACATTTGTTATCCTAGAAAAATATGTAGGTTATGCTGACGTTACTATCGAAGCAGAAACCGAACAAGAAGCCATTGATTTATATAATGAAGGTAGCTATGATGATGATGCTACTGAATATGATGATATGTTTTATGACTTTGAATTTGTAGAAATTAAGGAGCAAACTGATGAAAACAATTAATTTAACTGATGACCAGTTTGAAACTTTATTTGAATTTGTTAATCAAAAAGTTGAGTCTATTGTAGATGCTTCCGTTGATTATCAGGATTCAGAAATCTTAGAGGATTGGGAAGATTTATTTGATGTTCATACTGTTTTAGAAACAGTAGATAATTGGAGTTAAACTAATGAAAAGAACACACTACTACAGTATTGGTTCAATGCTAACTGATGAAGAAGTCCATCAAGTTTGGGAGATAGTTGGTAATGCACTTGACAGAAATGGATTTGTAGATGCTGATGGAGAACTCTCAATTCGTGTCTATGATGAGACACTTAAAAGAAATGTAAAAGTACTTGATAAGAGTTTACTATGAAATTTAATGTAACAGAAATTGAGTTTGATTTTGATGATGAATGTTACGGATATGACCCTCTAACATTTGATGAGGAGATTTCAATTCGTGACCAAGCACTTGGTGTGTGGGAAGCTGATGATGAGGACGATTTGATCGAAGAAGTCACTACAGCTATTGGTTGGTGCATCAAATCTATAGATTATGAGATTCAACTCAAATAGTATCAAATGATACACTTTTGCTCCCACCAGAATCGCCTGTAAGGTGGTTGTTTTTAACTCTAGGTATGATAGTATGGCCCCCAAAACTATGAAAAAATGGATTTTAACTAA